AATTCGGCAATATAGAGGTGTTAAATGAGTAGTAAAGTAGATAATAAGGTACTTAAACACGATGATATAGTTAGTTTAGGTAGGGAGTTTGAAGGAGTGAAGGAGAGTAGGTTTTTGAATTGTTGTCGAATCCTCTTTCAGCTAGATACTTAACCTAAATACCTACCCGAAAGAGTACTCAGTGGTTGGAATTAAGCTACAGGAGTATCCATAGCTGCATACATTTCATCATCTTCTGAATCTGCACTAACTTTACCCAACTTCTTACCTAACTGTAGTGCAATATCCGCATAACAGTTAAGTAACTTTTCAAACTCCACCTTAGCAGCTGCTATTGCAATAGCTTGCTCCTCAACTGAACTGTAACTTGCCAAGCAAGCCTTCATACTAATGTCAAAGAGGTCATTAACCTCGTGCATAGTAGCTTCAACTGTATGTTTAATTTTCATAGAACCCTCGAAAGTAGGTGAGGAATGACCTTACAGCTGTCTTCCCTCCCTCTGTTTGTATATATAAGGATAACTTCTTCTCAACTTGAGCAAGTATCTCTGGGCGGGACAGCCATGTTTGTTCGTCAACTGTTAAACATTGACCTACAGCTTCCAACATAGTTAGTTCTTTAGCTGGAACAGTCATAGGTTCTGGCTTAACCAGAGTTGAGTCCTTCAATAAACTCATTTCTTCCCGAATTACATCCCTAATTAGAGCTTTAATGTCGGTCTGAGGTGCATTTACAGCTGGAACTACAGGTACAACCTGCGGAGTAGCCGCTAATTGCAGTTCAGCTATACGTTTTTGTAACTCATCTATTGAAGAACTCATCTTTACCTCGATTTAGAACCTAAACTAACCAGACCATACCGATTTCAGCCATTAACTCTAGTGTTATTAGCTGTTTGCGAACCAGCTGAACCCGACATTGTTCCAAGATTGACCACAGATTGCGTGTTTCTTTGAAGTTCACTTACAACACCATTTAGAGCATTAACTACATACCCTAATTGTTGTTGCTGTTGTTGTTGGAGTTGGTTCTGATTGATGTTATTAGTTACATTAACTCCACTATCAGCTACATGACGTTGAGTTCTCAAGTCCGCAATCTGATTGTTCAAGTCAGTAACCATATTAGCTGTAATTAATGCTCTAGTTTTATCACCATCATTAGTGATTTCTCTACTTACATTATTAAACCCATTAAGCATGGAGACTGTAATATTATCTAACTGATTACCAATTTGCTCAGTAGCTTCATGTTGTTCGTTGACGATAGTTCCAGTAGAAGTTGCAATAGCCGCCTTAATATCACTTTGACCTTGCAAGTTTGCAATCTGACTTTGTAATTGTTGAACTAAAGCTGTTTGAGCAGTTGAATTAACTGTAGCGTTAATAGCATTTTCGGAAGCATTGATAGAAGAGATAACTTCTTGTGAACTATCTTGAATATCTTTTAACAAAAGCATTGCATTGTTGTTAGCTTGATTTGCATTAGCTAAAGCAGCTGCAACTGCGGCATCGATAGCAGCTCTATCTGCACTTTGACTTGCGTTAGCTCCATCTAGTCCGTTACCATTGTTAAAAAGTAATCTACCTAGTAAAGCTCCCATTACAAAGCCACCTTCATTACCGCCACCACCAAAGATATTACCCATATTACCACCTGTAATTGCTGATTGAAAGAGTTGGTTCAAGTCTATACCCGAACCTGTACTTGTAGAATCGACTGCCATAGCCAAATCTCCTTAAACTTTCCACTGTAATGCAGTGTCATTTCTGAACAATAGCTGTTCAAAACCTGTATCAGCAAGTTAAGTTTATACCTAAAGGGTCTTAGCTATAAAGTTAAATTGCTATTTTTAGTTAGTTTACGCTTGTTTTGTTACAATTTCAAGACATATTTATGGTTATTTTGCGTCAAATCTATGACTTTTAGAGAAATTAGTCACAAATTTGACGCATTTACCTAATCTAATTAGCTGACTGGAGGTTCTGGGTAGATAACTTCCAGCGGATACCCGCTTTGCAGAGGAATATCTCTAAGTTGTTGTCTGTAATCTTGCCAAGCATTATATAGAGTCTCTCCAAGTCTTGTTTGCGCAGATACTGTATCTGTCCAATCACTTTCTTGAAGTTTCTGATTACGGATAGATTTAACAATTTCTCCAGCTATAGCTAAATCTGGCTCCCATAACTTAGTTTCATAGTTAAAAAAGTAATAACTAGAAGGTCTTGGGGGCATTTCTACAGGAATTCCATCAGCTATGTAGTATAAATCGGGTTCTACATGGTCTTCTATATAGAAATTACCTAAAGCTGTCTGTTCTTCTTTAATCCTATCAATTACCTCTTGAGTAGGAGTACTAAAAGCAGATAAAACTTGCCCTAAAGAGTTATAAATAGAAATCATTATCTTTTTCCTGTCATAATTACACCACGAAGTCTAGCCTTAGGAGCTGTAGCGTTCCAGTAAGATGTATTAGCAGCACCATTAACTAAAGTTAAGTTTATACATCCTAAATTTGCAACTGCTTTAGCTGTCCCAGAACCGCTACCAGAACTTATAGCTATAAAAGTTTGACCTACTGCGTTAATAACAGCATTATACGAACTAAGGACACCAAATAAGTTAGTAACTACTGGATAAGCAGCTCCACAATTAGAGAAGTTAGTAGAACCAACTGATTGTATAATATATACATTTCCTGGGATAAAACTACCAGCAGCTACTATAGCATTTTCAGCTTCTAAGTCCATAGTTATAATAGCGTTATACTGATTTACGTTACCAGCAGCTCCTATCATATTTGAAGGAGGTGTAAAGTATATAGGAAACTGTCCTACTCTACTTATACCAAAGAATGAGTCAGTGGTAGAATAATGAGCTAATTGTACAGTTAAATTTATAATCCTTCTAGTAGCTACATCTACTCCAGTGATAGCTTGACCATTTAGCAAATAATTATCTACTGTAGCGTTAGCAGCATTAGCTGGTTTGAGTAAAGTAACTTCACTAGTAAGTATAAGTTCATTAACAGTAACTGCATTACCAGCAATTTTCAAAGTACCAACTTGAGCTGTGCCAATCTGCGCAGAGCCTATAGAAGCACTATCTATAAAATTACTAATATTACTCGAAGTCATTAAAGGCATTACTTTTTGCCAAGTAAACCCACTAACTGTACCTGTACCAGTAGGCGTACCCGTAGCTTTAAAAATCTCTCCTACAGTATTAGAAGTAGCTCCTACTGTTACGAAGTTAGTAGTACCTACAGTTTTTATAGTATAAGTACTACCAGTAGCTATAGTTGTAGCAGCTATATCTGTACTAGACCCATAAGTGTACATTAACTTAGTAGTTGTATTAAAATAAGTATCACCTACATTAGCAGTCCCAGAAGGGTCTCCAGCTCCAGATGTATTTTTGGAATTATAAACAGTACTTACCCAAGTACTGCCATTATACCGTTTCATAATACCTATAGTAGTATCATACCATAAATCGCCAGCAACTACTCCAGTTGTAGGTGCTGCAGCTGCAGTATAAGTTTTATTCTTACCATTAGCAGCTGTTACAGCACTATTAGCATTAGTATTTGCTGTACTGGCTGTACTAGCTGCGCTATCTGCTATAGTTTTAATAGCTCCATTGATAAGATTACTAAGAGCTACTCTAGCGTCATAGTAAGCTTTAAATGTAGCTCTAAAAACAGCTCCATCTATATCTGTAGTAGTAGATAAATTGGTATCAGTAATCCAGTCTGGAGTCCCAGCAGTCCAAGCAGTGGCTTTAGAACCATTTAAATAGTTACCTAAAGTTGTAAAAGCTGTAGTGTAAGCCGTAGAAGAAACTACATAAGTAGTTGCTTGTGTGACAAATACTGGTTTTTCTGCTTCTATGCAATTCCATTCAGCTCTAACACTACTTTTCTCTACTGGAGTTAGTTTACTATCACTAGCTATGTTATCTACAGCAGTAAGAGCACTGCTGGCATTAGTGGATGCAGTACTAGCAGTAGTAAGAGCACTACTAGCATTAGTACTTGCAGTACTTAAAGTAGTTCCATCTGTAGCATTTAAAGTAGCTAGTGAAGTTGGTCTGCTAGTTACTGAAGTCCATACAGCAGTTTGACCAAGTAAAGCTCCATCAGTAAGATTTTTAGTATTGGAAGAACTACCTTGGTTCCAAGGAGTAGCTTCTGTTTGTCCTGCTACGGCATACCCTAAATAAAACATAGAGAGGTAAAGTTCCGTAGGAGAAGTAGCTGGATTTACTCTACAAGGTATCTCTATACGAGCTTGTGTAGCATTAGCTGGGACAGTAACAAATCCCCATAATTTTGTAAAATCAGTTATATTGTTTGTAATTAACGTATTTGTAGTTATTTCAGAAAGTCCTCCAGTAACTGTAGAATCCAGAGAAACTACTGCATTTCCTGCAGAATTGTAAAAATTAACTGTTAGGGAAGTACCAAGAGTATTCAAAACCTGTAAATGTACTTGAGCTTCTAGTCTTTGTCCTGGAATGACTGGGATAAATCCAGACCTAAATATAATACCATATGAAGCAAAAGTTCCTGTAAAAGCTACACTAGCATGAAGACTATTATATATAGTAGGAGTTCCATTACTACCAGCAGATACTAAATCAAATCCTGTAAAAGTATAAGCAGGTGATTTAACAAAAGTAAAGTCTTGTAAAGTAGCAACTACTGAATTTTGTAATAAATTTGTACCAGTCCCCGCTTTTAAGTTAGAAGAGTTAGCTCCTATAGTAGCTACTACTGCCCAAGCAGTCCCATTCCACTGGTAAAAGTCCCCATTAGTTGAAGTATTAAACCATAAATCTCCAGTAGAATAACTAGTTCCTGTTGGGGCAGTTGTTTGTCTATATACTCTATTCTTTGTAGCTTCTAAGTCACCTATAAAAGTGGTTAAGAAGTTAGGAGATTCAGCATAAGCACTTGGAGTTGTTAAAGTTCCTATTTGCTCCTCAATCATTATCCCATCAAACCACAAGTTAGCTATTGCAAATTCTTGGGGGTCGAGAATAACTACAAAATCTTTAACATTTAAGGTGCTAAAATCTAAGACATAACTGTATCTTGCCCAAGTATTTGCTGCTACTGTAGTTAATGTAAAAGCAGCAGCAGTTGTATCCCCAGCATATCTTAAAAATATAGATACTGGGTAATTAGCAACACTTGACCTCATAAAAATAGAAAAAATCCATTTCTTATTAGACTGAAGTTGTTGAGTATATGCGCCATTATTTGAGAGAAAACAGTAATCATTAAAACTAGCAACTGCTTTAGTTAATTTTAGACTTTTAGAGCCTATTGCAGAAGTTGTACTATCCAGAGACCAAGTTCCTGCCCCAGTTCCAGTATTAACCCCTATAGGAGGAAGATTAGCTTCTTCAAAAGTACAGTATCTAGGGTGCATTACATTAACCCCAGAACCTGCAAGTCTACTTAAAGTAGCATCACTAGTAGAATCCCAAACAGTACCAGACCATCTTTTTAAAGTCCCATTAGCAGTATCGTACCATAAATCACCAGCCGCATTAGCCGTGGGAGCCGAAGCAGCATAGAAAGTTTTAGCTCTAGTTAAGCCAGTACTTACATCAGTAAGAACTGTAGAAACTGACTTACTGCCTAAATTAGAATTAGTATCAATAGTAGCACTTTGTACAGTTAGTCCTGTAAAATTAGCAGCTCCAGATTTATCAATTCTCCAACCAGCATTAGAACTAGTTACTGTACCAGTACCCGTACCAACTGCAGTAGCTGTAAATACAGTCCCTACACTATTATTAGCAGCTCCTATAAGGGTAAAGTTAGTAGTACCTGCTGAAACTATAGTGTAAACTCTTCCAGCTACTATAGCAGTAGCAGCTACAGTAGCTACAGTACTATAATTATCTGATTGTATAATATTACCAATCATAGCCATATTTGTAATATAAGCAGTATTAGTAGCTAAAGCATTAACTAGTAAACTACCAGCTATAATTTGGTCTCCGTCAATATAAGCTTTACCAGCGTCTGCAGTTATATTATTACCACCTTTATAACTACCAAGGATTCTACCTGCAACAGCTGTATTAGCATCCGTAGTTGATTGTAAAGTTTCATTTCCAGGAACGTAGTATAGGTATAGAGTTCCAGTAGTCCAAACTGCACTTCCAAGTGCTATAACTTCCGAAATACCAGTCTCTCTATAAGCTGTAAAAGAAGTCCAACTTACCGTATTAGTACTTTCAACAGTGCTGAATTGTAAACCTACATAACTATATCTTGAAACAGTCATGTCTATAGAAGCACCAGCTTTGGAATCTGATATATTAAGATTAGTATTCCCAAAACTATCTGAGATAGCGCACTTATAATAGTAAGAGTTATTATCTGGAGTATTTACAGTAATACTATTACTAGGACCTTTATACAGTAAATTTGTATCGTTACTTGGTGTAAAAAGAGCTGTACTACCTCTCCAAACATAATACTCTTTAACATCAATGTCAGCAGAAGCTGTAATATCTATTCTAACTTTGCTAATATCATTACTTACTGTAAATGATGTAAAAGCTGGAACTGGGTTAGTACAACTTACTGAGATTGGAATTGAAAGGTCTCCAAGAGTATCTCGGCTATAGATTTTAACCGTTAAAGTTCTGGAAGGAGTCCCGTTAAAGATATTTACATTTTCATTAAAAGATAATTCAAACAAACCGTTTAAAGGTTTATAGGTTAAATCTGGGTCTATAGGGTCAGTAGTTGAAGTACCTACTATAGGGTTTACAGAGTAAGAACTTATTTTAGTAGTTCCAGTGCTATTCCAAATCTCAACTAAATAGTCGTAGAGAGCATCTTCTACATTTTGGTTAGCTGGATTGTAGTCAAACTGTAAACTTAAAGCTGGGGTTGCAAAACTTAAAGTAGCAGGTTGTGGGGTTACTACAGCAGAGCCAGTTATTCTTAAATTTACAGGAGGTTGTAAAGAAGATAAAGCACCTACAGTTCTAAAAGCATATTGATAGCTAAAAGGAGCAGAGGAGATTCCTGTGAAAGAATTTATCGCCCATACAGTAATAGTATAAACTCCTGGAATTGGGTTTACAATATCATAAGTATCTGTGTTTAAATTGTCAGCTATAGAAGTAATACCATCATCTACAGACCAAGCTATTTTATAATTAGCTCTATATTTTTGAGTTTTAGCAGTATCCCAAGTCCAACTTGCTTGTAGTTTTCCAGTAGTATAAGTACCATTAGTACCAAAGTTTTCTATAACTGAAATACTTTCAATAGGTCTGGTATAAAATTGCCCAACTCCAGAGAAATCTCCACTTTTAGGAGTTAAGTTAACAGTACCATCTACATAAGTAAAGATAGCATCATCAAACTCAAGTCCAGTAATTGCATATTGTTCATCTGAGTTCTGACTTATAGAAGTTACTCGATAAACTTTACCCGATACAGTTGTACTTGAAAATATAAAAATACTACTAGTAAGTACTGTAACTAAACTAGGAATAGTTACACTAGAGATAGTAGTTCCGCCAGTTACAGTTTTAGTAACTTCAGCTCCGCTAGAGTCAAAACACGAGAACGTAAAAGTTCCTGTGCCTAGTGTGATAGGACGGTCAAAAGTTAAAGTAGTTGAACTACTAACTGTAGAACTTCCTACAATAGTTCCTGCTTGTTGCGTATCTTGGTTATAGTTATCGTAGACTCTAATTAAATCCCCAATTTTGTAAGTCATTCCGTCTAAAAAGACACTAAATGATACAAAATTAGTAAAGAAACAGTTAGTATAGAGTGCCCAACGAGCTTTTCTAACAGCTTGAGCTTGATAGTAACATCCAGGAAGTACTATATCTAAAGGTTGTAACCCATACCTAGTAATTAAAGATTCATCAGAAACAGTAACTGTATCTGTTCTTCCAAAATTCAAACCATTATTATAAGTTACATTAACTAAATTACTTCTTTGTTCGATATTAGAACTTTGATAAGTAAAAGTACCATCAACTACATTGGCATTAGAGATATTTCTTTTGATTGTTTGCCCAGGTTTTTGGAAAATAACAGCTATCTGCCCAAACTCATTTGTAATTAAGTTAGCATTACAAAGACTTAGAACCTGTGAAAGAAGTTCTTTAACCCCTTCTCTTGTATTAAATGAATAATCTAAAGTAAATCTAGGAATAAATAAAGGATAGGATTCTTCAAGAACCTCACCATTATCTTGACAAACTACAGGAACACTATACCCATTAGCCAACTGCTCGTCTGCATATTTAGCTAAATTATAGATAGAATATTTATCTATATCAGCTTCTGGAATACCTATTCCAGCTACTGTATCTGTAAGAATATCGTACAAACACCAAGCTGGGTTATTTGTATAAGTTTTTGTAACTACAGATAAAGTTGATTTCCAAGAACCATCCCAAGTTCCAGTGTAGATTCTATTAGTAGCATCATAATTAGAAGGAATTTTAACTTTCTTCCCTTTAACTCTAAACATAATCTCTGGAATCTTATTACCAAATTGACTAGCGTCATTAAGTTTAACCCCAATTAAAGCTGAAGGAGGGTTATCATAACTTAGGTTACTATAATAAACTTGTGTAGTAGTTGTCCAAGTAATTGTATTTTGCTTTTTAGCACTAGCTGAGTCTGGGCTTATGCGGATAACTCTAATTTCCCAAGGAGCTGCTGCTGTAGCTGCTGTAGGTTGTTTAATAGTATAGTCAAAAGTATAACCGTGAGTAGTTTTACCTTTTTTAGTAATTGATTTCTCTAAAACCCAGTTGGAAGCACTGTTTGGTCTGGAGTAAACAGCTATAGTTACTTGACCACCTTTCATATTTCCATCACCGTCAAGAGTTGACATTACTGAGATAGAAAAAGTAAGTTTGGCGGCAGCAGGAGTAGCTGAATAAGGTACAACAGTATAATAAGCATTAGGTTCAAAGCGAAGTTGTTGTATGGCAACACCATTACCACTACCAACTCCAGTAGCTTTAAAAACTTCCCCATACATACCAGCAACTGTAGAAGCTCCTATAGCTTTCCAGTTCGTAGTAGTACCTACTGTTGTAATTTTATAATAATTATTAATTACAAAACTTCCAGCATTAGTTGAGGTAGGTGCGCTAACATTAGGAAGTTCTTCTCCAGCTTTTTTAGCAGAACCTCTATCTAAAGTTTTAGAAGTAAAACCAGGAAGAGTAGTTTCTGTGTTAATAAAATCAGCTATAACTGTTTGCCCAGTTACACCAGTTCTAACTTCGTAAGTAGCGTCAAAATTAGCAATACCTACTGTATCAAGATATATGCCATCAACACCTTGAATCTCACCTTCCCCAACTACAAATAAAGTTTTAACAATTTGGTCACTAATAAGGTTATCTTTAGCTTCTACAGGTTTACTACCACCTTTACCCATTTCACCTTCAATAATAAGTTCTGTACTCATGTTGCCGCCACGTCAATAGAAGAAATACCAGAAGAAATTAA